CGCCCACCTGCGGGTGATTCATATACTGATCGCTGGTAGTTACAGCAGTAACAGTCAAGTTTTCAAAGTTGGGATTGACATCTTTAAGTATGTATTGCTCAGGCTTTTTGCCTTCGCTTTCGTTGACAATGACCTTGACCACTTTGCTCATTTCAACCCAGAACAACTTGAAGTTTTCTGGATCTCTAACAAACACTTGATCACCGTATTTGATAGCATTTCTTACTATCTTGAATATTCTGCTGTTAAATTCATTTAACTTTACCCATTGAGCCAGTTGTTCTTTGATAATTTTTACTTCGTTATCTGTGGGATTTTCTTTATACTTGATGTCAAACGGAGTGTTATTGGCTTCGTTTTTCTGTGTCATGAACTCAGAAAGAATATCTAGTGCTGCATTGATTTCTGAGTCCATGTCCATTTGTTCGTATTGATTGTATCGTTCAATACGATTAGGGTGCCCAATATACACATCCGGAAGATTGCTTTGGTAATTTCTGTAGCCAGGATCTGGCATACGACCGCTGCCAATTGGACTGATGTTGCTGGGAAGATTGCTGCTTTTAAAATACTTACGCCAAGTCATATGTTATCTCAATGAGTAGTATATTTACCGCTATTGTTACGCATTGTCTGCTAATCTTTTCAAGTAACCTTCACTGTCTCCGATGGCCGCTATCATTTCTTCCAATTTGGTAACCTGTTCTTGTAGCACAGCAATTTGTTTGCCGTTGTCAGTTTCTAGTTGTCCTTTAAGATTAGATAACATTTGATTAAATCCGTTTTGTCCACTAAACACTTCTTGAATAGTTTCAACCAATTTAGAAGCTTGTGTGTCATCAGCGGCAGGTTTGGCGTCTGCTTGTAATTGTTGTTGTTGAAAAGCTGCCATTGATTGGGTAAAACTATCTTTCAATTGATTGTTGACATTTTCAAAATTATCCTTTTGTGTCACAGGAGCAGTTACCGTTACTTCTGTTTTTGGTGCCGATGGCGTTGCTATGTTTTCAATCATTGCAGCAAAATTGGCGTTATTTTTCTCTGACATGGATTGCATGCCCGAAACAGCACTAGATGAACTGACTCCTTTGATCAGATTCATCAACTGACTGTCAGTTAAAATTGTTTCTTTGACATCATCCCCGACCAATTTTAATCCTGGAGTTTCCCATAACTTTCCGGTCATCCCCACTGTTCCTAAATCTCTACTTACTCCTGGTAGAGTCTTTGTAAAATCCAACAAATTACCTGACGCACTACTGAGTTTTTTGGTAGCAGAGATCAGATAATCCACTGCCCCAGACATGGCTTCTGCTACTTTACCGCCTGATCCCAGCACAGGCTTGGCAGTGTCACTGGCAATTGCTTTTGCACCTTCTTGAACTAGTTTTAGTGCTTGTTGATTAGCAGCTTGTACAGCCTTAGCCATACCATCTATACCTTGTTTGGCAAAGGTGTTTTGAACGTACTCGTTCATGGCATTGCCCATGGCTTTTATGTAACTGGGCAGTTCATCTCGCATGACTCGAGAAGCAGCAATTGTAGAATCTCTTAGAGGATCAATGCCTTCTTGTGTTAACTTTTTCATTTGCTCAGTTGTTGGACCAAGTTGCTCAATCAAAGAACCTTGCGCTTTTTGTCCTTCTTTGACTTGATTTTGAGCCATAGCAATTACTTCTCCGTATTTTCCTCCGGCTAAGCCTGCTCGACCTATATTATCGCCCATAGCCAAAGCTTCATCTTCTAGTGCTTTGCCATTTGCCTTCATTCTTTCTTCTTGTCTAGCTTGCAATTGTTCTTGACTATAGAGTCCACTTTGCAAATCAGCATAAGCTTGGTCCATAATTTTCTTACGAGTCGGGCTCTGCGCAAATAGAATGTTAAGATTTTGATCAACTACGCTGCCATCAAATGCTACCATTTGCTGCAGGCCTTTTTCCATATCTTTGGGCATCATTTTGACCATGGCTTGGAATTTTTCCATGGCCTGTGGGTCCTGTGACTTTCTCAATTTGGCCTGCACTGCCAGTTGTTCGCTAGCTGCTTGCGCTCTGGCTTGTGCTGACTTTACATCTTCGCCAGTAAATGCAGAAATAGCTTTTAGATTTTTAAGATATTCTGTTCCTTGTTGTGCAATTTGTTCATCACTCATTCCACGCAATCGTCCGGTACGATTCAGCATGTCCATGTAGTCAATCATGCCTTCAGACTGTTCTTGCTGCGAATATCCTGCGTATTCTAATTCTTTTCTATAATTTTTACCTTGTGCAGCCAAGGAAGTAAATGCGTCACCAACCAGTTTTAATTTACGCACGCCACCTGTGACACTACCACCAAAATTGGCCAGTTCTAGTTTGTTTTGACCAACGGTTTTTGCAAGTTCATCCATGTTCAATTGCAAAGAACCTGCTATTGCTCTAGCATCCGAAAATCCACTTTGTAACAATGCTCCGCTCTTTTGTAGAACATCAAAACTCTGACTGGTAATGAGCATTTCTTTTTGAAATGTTTGAAAAGCTTCTTTTTGTACGCCCACAATTCCTTTAGTAAAATCGGCTACCCCTGCTACTGCACCTGCAACCACAGCTCCCAATCTTGCCATTGGGTTGGGTATCATCATGAGAGCTTCCGCTGTCATTTGTGCACCAGAACTGAGTCTTTCTAGTATTCGAATCTGACTGTCTATGGCTGCATTTTGATTGTTAAATGCAGACTGCATTCCACTGGCACCTTCTTGGTAATTTTGAACACTAGTGAATAGTTGTTTTGTTACATAATCAACTGCTTCAGCCAGTCCGCCTTTGGCCAGCCCGGCTGACATTTGACCAACTGAATCTCGCATGATTTGGCTGGCCATTCGTGTTTGTTCGGCCAGCATGTTTTGACCAGCTGTGGATTTTCTAGTTACCTCATCCAGTGTTTCAAAATCACTAATAAGTCTTTGTAGAGCAGCAGCATTGGATTGCACTGTGCCTGTGCCGCGCTGCATTTCTGTGCGCAATCTGGCCATGGATCCACCAACAGCACCAGCATTGCTTCGTAAGGTAGCACCCAGTTGATTGAGTGCTGCGGTAAAATTCTGAATATCTGCTGGATCAATTGCCGACATGGATTTAGCCTATAAATAAAGAGTATATCAATTATTTATAGGAATCAAAAATGGATCAAAAACCCGTAAATCCTTTACGAGCACACTTCAGACAACCTGCAATTTACTTGAAATTGCCTAGCCAGGGTCAATTTTGGTCAGACGGATTGGACTTGCCAGAATCCGGAGAAATACCTGTTTTTCCAATGACTGCTCGCGATGAGATCTTACTAAAGACCCCCGATGCACTGTTAAACGGACAGGGCGTGGTTGATGTTATTGAAAGTTGTTGCCCGCATATCACAGATGCTTGGCACATGCCCACTGTAGATGTCGACAGTGTGCTTATAGCAATCAGAATTGCGTCATATGGCAACACTATGAGCATAGACACCCGGTGCCCACATTGCGAGTCAGAAAACAGTTTTGATGTTGATCTAAACGGATATATTGATAATATCAAGATTCCAAACTACAATCAAAAAATTGATCACGGAAAAATTAGAATCAAAATCAAACCGCAGACCTATGCCAGTATAAATGAAACCAATAAAATTCAATACGAACAGCAAAGAGTATTAGAAAACATCACTGCCGACGGCGTAGAAGATTTGAGTCGTGCAGAAGAATATAAAAAACACCTGTCTCGCTTGGTAGATCTAAATGCAAAACTGTTGGTAGACAATACTGAATATATAGAAATCTTGGACACAGGAACCATTGTAAACGAACCCGAATATATTAAAGAATTTTATTTCAATTGTAATGCAGATGTTTGCAAAGAACTGCAAACCAAAATAACTGAAATTAATAGAGAAGGTGCCATCAAACCGCAATCAGGCACCTGTTCCAATTGCGAAAAAAACTACGATGTAGCACTAACATTTGATTATGCAAGTTTTTTCGCCAGCAGCTCTTAACACTTGACACCGCAGGCATTATAGGTTTAGTTAAGAGCTATGAAAATCAAGTCAAAAAGATTAAAGAAGAAATACTCAGATTCTGCTGGTACATGCGCGGAGGTATTACCTATAACGAAGCCATGATGCTGAGTCTTGATGATCGTAAGATCATCAGTGATATTGTTAAAGACAATTTAGAAACTGCTAAGAAATCAGGAATGCCATTCTTCTAAGACTAACTTCGTTAGTCTATTGATTTCGCTTTCGCTCATCAATGCTTTTTTTAAGTTTCATCTAGATTAATTGGTCACTCTTTGCCCAGGGCGGGCAAAAAATATAACTGCTTCATCTGAGTAGCACAGTCACTGATATTAGAGCATTACAGAGGCGGTTGTCCTGTACCTCGAGCTCCGTCTTTATACAACGGCGGGTTAGTTAACACATATCAGACATGTTAGTAACCGTGCGATATCGCTATCGCGTCTTTTTAGCCTTTATTGTCCTATTCAAACAACTAAATCGCGGCATTTGCGATCTTCATCCTGGCGGGTAGTAGTTGAGTGCTTCTTGCAGCGAGAAGGCTTCCATCCCTGTGTGTGTTTCAACCAGGTCTAGGGCACACGATATTGGCTTGTGCGAGCTTAACTGCTTAGTTTGTTTTTAATGTGGGAGCCATGGACACGGACTTGTATATGCCCGTTGTAATAATCATCTGATTCTAAGACTTGGTGTCGGAATTGTTCTCTTGCTTCGATATATGAACATTCTGCTTTTGATCGACAGTAATATAAGATTTGTCTAGTGAATTTGTCTGCGCCTAGTGCGTGTATGTCTTTTTTGAGTTCGTCGTTTGAGCCATAATATAGTTGCCAATCGCTATCTATTTTGCTTCTGATCTTCTTTTTCTTTTTGTTTCCGTTTTTAAGTTTTACTGTTTTTACTGTAGTTTTTGAAAATTTAGCTAATTTTTTTCCTATGTATTTGCGCCCAGATACAGTATTTGTTATCAAATACACAAATCCTACACAATCTTCAGGAAGTGATTCCACCAGTGTGGACTCGAATAGCCATGACATACAGCATATAATTATGACTTAATCAGCACCAGTAAAAATTATGCTATATCTACATCAGTATTGTAAGTGGTGAAGCCGTTTTCCTTAACTACACTTAATACATTGTTAACACGCCCTGCTAGTTCGTCTTTGTG